ATTGTTAGGAACGGTAAATGTGAAATTATACCTTCTAATTTCACCATAAAATGTAGATGGCTCTGGAAAATCTTTATATATTTCGTGCCAAATTTTATAACTCACTTCATCCAATGGCGTAACAAAACATACCTGCAATCGTGGTTTTGCAGTTGTACGCACACCGTTAATCTGTGCGGTTCGATAATGTGCTGACAATGTATAAGAGTTTCCTGGATGAATCCCGTTTTGAACCTTTGTTTCTGGATAATTATACGTGTCGACACGGACTGCATTTACCATTTGTTCATAGTTAAATATAAAAGTGTTATTTTCTATCACTACACCGTTTCCTTGTACTTTCCAAGGTAGACCATATCCAGCACCAAACCCCTGATAATTTGGGTTACCTATGTTCAATTTTGGAACACTAGAAAAATCATGATCGGCTATTAAATTTCGTTTTGGCATAACAGTTGTTTTCGTTCCCCATTCATCTTCAAAAAGGAAGTCTAACATTTTAATAGTAGCGCCGTTTTTATCGATGGTAATCTTATCGCCATTAATTTTGATAAGATTCGTATCAATACCCTTTGCGGTTAACCATCGCACCATTGTATCGGCATTAATATCCAGTTTTGCAGCATTGATTGTAATTTTCCCAGGGGACATATTGATCGCAGTGACAATGCCGTCCTTTAAAATCTGCGCTAAAATCCCTTCATCTAACACTTCTAACTTAGATTCCGTTTTCTTTACATAGGCATTATAAGTCTCATTTATAAACGTTTCTTGTTTTCCAGAGATAATTGAAACGCCTTTTTCAGTAGCACTAATACTTCTTTCTAACTCTGTAACTTTCTGATTGTATTTCTCAGTAGCTACTCTATTAGCTATATCTTCTAGCATTTTATCAACATCGGTTTGATCTTTCGGATGTAACCAAAATTCTGTAGCTATAGTGCCGCGTTGTAACATAGGTGCAGCACACCATAAACGCCCATTTCTCGTAACGTAATAACGCCATCTCACAAACGCTGCATTAGTTGGCGCTTTATCTGTACATATAGCACGAACCCATGTATGATTTACAAACTTGATATTCGTTCTAGCTGTTTTAACACGAGTTTTTTTGTCAGCCGTCCACCATTCAATTTCTATAAATGCACCGCCACTATCAATAAGTGTTTTCCCATCCGTATTGAAATAACCTGATGCAACAAAGTCCTCGTTAACCTGACACTCAATGAATTGACTTGTAAGTCCCCACCAACGATCTTGAGTCTGGCCAGTACCGGTAATTGCAAATGTATTCATACCTTTGTATTTTAAATTCGTATCAACAGATCCAGTTGCTCCATTACCACTATTCCAAAACCAATATTTCTGCCCTAATTTAAAATCCGCATCACGCAATTCGTTGACAGTACCTAAACCGCCTACATAATCCTCAACGTCTTTCTTTTTCATTGTTAATTTCAATGCTTCAGAATGTTGCCCTATTGTTGTAGTAGCCTCACTAAGCGTTTTTCCTTGCTCAGTTTGTGTTTCCTGTAATCTCTTAACACTTGCAGTTGTTCCTTCTGCATTCTTTTCTACAGTGTTAACACGTTCATTAAAAGAGGTTTGTGTTTTTTCTACCGTTTTAATACTTTCTTTGATTCCATTCACACTTTGCTCAATCTCAGTTGTTTTTTTCGTGAACGTTTCTTTAGAAGTAACTTCATCATTAGCAGGCTGCCATGTAGTTCTTATGTTCCCCTCTTCCAATTTCGCATGATGTGAGTTTAAATTACCATCAATATTTCGTCCAGAGTAATAAAACCTAATTTGAGTTACATCCTTATCTTTTGTTTTGAATGTAACAGTTAGAGGCTCGTCCTTATAATCTACATTAATCTTCAATTGTGAGTCTGGGCGTACAGATTTCCATTCTTGCTCTCCGTCTGTATAAGTTATTGCCGTTTCTACACCGAACCAAGGATTTGTATTAAGTTTAGTCATTTTCCCAGTGAATAAAAAAGAAATAGTAAACGTCTTATTTCTGTAATTAATCTTATTAGAAAGAGTCATTTGTTTACTGTCTGACCATGTTCCAGTCATATTCTGTTTGTTTAATCCTGTTTCTGAATCGCTTGCTAGATTAATTGAACCTACAGAAATGTTACTCATGTCGGTTTGTAATTGTTCAATGGTCTGCTTATTTGAAGTCGCCGTGTTCTTTATTTCATTTGTTGTTTTTGTTAAAACGTTTGTTGTTTGCTTCACATCGGCAATAGTTTGTTTTGTACCTTCAACTGTATCTTCCACTGCATTTAATTTTCCAGTGATTTCACCATCTTTTTTTGTTAATGATTCAATAGATTTAGTAAAACCCTCGTTAGTTTGTTTCATTTCAGAAACAGTTTTATTAATTTCACCTTGAGAGTTTTTTACATTTTTAATAGTTTGCGAAACTTCTTGGAGACTATTTTTAACTTCCTTGAATTGTCCATTGGTTTCGCTTTGCGCTTCTTCCACTTTTTTGTTTAATTCTTCTTTTGTGAGCTGAATATCTTTATTAACTTGTTTCAGTGTTTCTTCCTTTACTGACTCTACATCAGGAATAAGAAGCTCCCAACCTTTACCGTTCCACACTTTTAAAATACCCGGTTTACCGTTGGTAATATCTCGCCACACTGTTTTACCTACTAAAAGATTATCGGACGGTGGATTTTTAGCTTCAATAATATTCACCGTATTATTTTTTAGATTTTCCTGGACCTTTTCAGCAAGTTTCTTGGCTGCTTGAGACTCTCTTTGAGCTTGTTCGGCTGTACCCTTCGCTTCTTCTGTTAACTTTTCTAGTTGTTCTAATAGTTCTTTATTAGCTTTATTACCTAAAGAAGCAAGTACTCTATTGTATAATTTTCGCATTTCTTCATTCGGATCTGTAATTTCACGATAATCACCAAATACATATTTATCTTGTGAAGGGTCTGTAAATGATTCATCACCAGCGATTGCACGTGCTTCTAAATAAAGTTTCGGTGTAAACCCTGTATCTTTTATTCGGATTGTATCCCCCTCATTAATCAGCTCATGAGCTAGTCCAAATACAAGACCAATACTTTGTGCATTTACTTCATAAGAAACAGATGTATTAACGCGTTTCTTTATCTCTGTTTTCATAAGAGTCATTAAACGTTGTGGTGTTATATCTTGCTCTGTCTCCGGTGTATAGAATCCGAATTTATGTTGTCCTCGTTCATTCCATCGCTGGAATGCATCATTGTCTACAAGATAAGGAATTCCATTATTAATACTAGAGATGGTTATAAAGTCTCCACCTTCTTTTTTTACGAATCCTAATAGGGCTGTACAGATGTTTTGGGAATTCTCAATTCGTTTGATACCCATCAAATCTTTACCCAGAGTTACTTCTTTGCCTGTATCACGCCCTCGTTTTTTCACCATATCTACATAACGACCAACAATTTGAGACCCTACAACTTCCACGCGATATTGAATTTCTAAATCGAATAAGGAAGCAATGTCTTTTAAAAATTTCAGTGGATCTATAAATTCATCAATCGTCATAGTGTGGAAGCCAACGTATTCTGTTTTTCCTCTTTTCCACTTCGTACCCACAAGAGCTATATCGATAAACTCATTGACCGTTTTACCTACAATCTTCTGTGGATTGATAATGCCAGCTTTCGCGAGTTGAATCCATTCACCAGATGCATAAGCAATGACTGATCTATCATCTGAATCTTTTTCGGCTTCAGTAATTACATATGGAACAATGCGACCATCACGAACTTCTTTTAAAACTAAATTTTGCTGCATGAGTGTAACTGCATAATCTGTATTATCAAACACTTTAAACTCTAATGTATCAATGTTATTTTTTATTTCCCAATGTCGTTTATCGTCCCAATAATCTTTTGGTTGTATATTGGAAACAATTTGACTCGTTTTAAAATCAACAACATGTAAGATTCCACTTGGTGTCCTCATCTAAATCGCTCCCTATACGTTACTTTGGCTGTTCCGACAGTTGAAGGCATGATTTCTAGTTTATTCGAACCCTTATGAATAACAGGATAGTCACTAAATATATCTTTTAGATTAATAGCACTTTTACCATTTATCGTTACAAGACTTCGCTCAGTATCAATAACTACTTTGTCACCAACATCAAAGATATAAGGAGGATTATTTTGTGTATTCATGTTAACCTTCCAAATTTTCAAATCGTCAATAGACATTTGCGAACAAAACATGTTGTTAGAGAACTGAGAAATGCTGATTTGTACTTGAGTGACTTTATTCATATTCACGTTATTTTCATCAAACCAGACAACGAACCTTTCAGCATCATCGATTTCAGTACCTAATATAAACTTAGAAATATACGCTTCCCATCTATTACCTGTCCTAGCGAGCCATAATCGCCCTCTAAAATTAGTCCAAGTATCTGGATGATCTCCATGTTCATTAATTAAAACTTGCCCACCAGGTTTCTTACTGTTCCCCACACTAGCAAATCCACTGTTTTGCTCCGCTTCCCATTGGACATCACTCATTGATATACGGGCTACATAATCGCTATTTTCATCAAGAAGACCGATTTCCACACGCCCCATTTGATCCCAATGATAACTATTAATGTGTACATAAGCTTGCATGATAAAATCCTGTAATGGTCCTTGTGGAATATTCTTTTTGGCTATGCAACCATGCCATCCTTTTACTGTAGGTTCACCTAGATACTCGGCCATAAAACGGTATCCATCTGATTTAAACTTTCCTCCACCAGTCATGTCCTCAGTTTTAGGTACATCCGTCCATCCTATGATTGTTCCCATCTCGTCCCATAACACACGTTGATTTCTTTCAACTGGAACTTGGTCTGCTTTTAATGGATATCCAATGCGAAAATAATTCGTTTCATTCCATACATCAAGAAACGTGGAAGGCTTCGTCACTTCAACCTCTATAATTGGATTAGATTCTACACTTCCTTTGTTTTGAACATTTGCTATTAACCCACCCCCATCCATTTCAAATTCCACTGTTTTGGTAGGTCCTAACTTATATGGCATCGGACAAACAAAATTCAAAGTACCTTTACCTAAAGAAACAAAATCCTCGGGATCAAAATCTTCATCAATAACCGCTAGGTATGTCCTATCAGGTGTTACATCAAAGACTAATTCAACAGGCTTTTCTGTAATTAACCACTCTGCTATTTCTTCTTTTAATGTTTCTAAGTCAGATCCATCAGGAACAATAATTCCGACCGGAACAGGTAAAACTCGCATTTCAGTTTCTGTCGTTAATAATCTTGCACCTGGATAACCTGGAACACTTAGAAATTTCCGTTTTAATGGAGCCCACGCTGGTCTTTTCCATCCCTTTTCTATTTGAATGTACTCCTTTCGTTGGTTGTTAAAAGTAAAAGAACTCATGCCAACACCTCATTTCTTTATAAAATAAAAGAAACCCAAACCTAAAAGGCTGAGTTTCTTTTTGCTTCTCTTTCTTGATACTCCGTTGTATAGCGATAAGTACCGCGTGCCACGTCTCTCCCTTCTAAATTAACAGGCACTTCAATAACTAAATCTCCACCAAGCATTGGAATAACTCCACCACTAGAAGACGAACCAGATCCGTAATTAATCACTTGATTTGATACGCTGCTTGCCATAGCTTGTCTACTATTTGACATGCTTCCATACACACCACTCATGACACTCTTTAATCCTGATAATTGACTCACAGAACTAGCCATCATACGGCCCATGTCACCCATTAGTTGATTTATTTCTCTCGGCATAGCAAATTGTTGTCGTGGCATGGCTGCTACAATTCCTGCACCAATATCTCCAAGTGTCTTTTTATTCAGAGGAAGCACTGCTTCTCGCCCCGCTTCTCCTGCACCCTGCAAGTTTCCGCCATTCATTCCAAAGATAGTTGGTTTAGTAAAGATACCACCTTTTGCGCGCCAATCAATATTAATTCCTGACGGAAATGTAATATCTTTACCTAAAACATTTTTCGTGCTTGTTTGTAAGCTAAAGTGTGGAAGAGGTGGCATTTCTGGTTTTGGAATTTTTAACTTCAAGTCACTAAAGAATCCTTTAATCTTCCCAATGAATTTTTCTATACTGTCAACTGCATCTTTAATTGGATCTATAATAAAATGTTTTGCCGCTTCAAATTTTTCTTGAGCTGCATTCTTAACAGAATCAAATTTTTCCCGTGCTGTGTTGTACATATCATTGAATTTCTCTTTTGCAGAATTATAAGCTGAAATAACTGGTTCAACGATGTATGTGTAAACCATCTTCCACGCTTCAAGTGTATAACCTTTTATTTTCGCCCAAATTCCTAACATCCAATTGGATAAATCACTAAACTTTTCTTTTACTAAATTCCAAGTATCTTGTACAGGTTTTATAATATATTGTTTAAATAAACCCCATGCTGCTGATGTATATGATTTAACTGTCTCCCATTGTGAATTTAGCCAAGAAACTAAATCACTGAACTTTTCTTTTACTAAGTTCCAAGTGTCTAGAACAGGTTGAATAATATATTGCTTAAATAGCCCCCAAGCAATTTGTGCCATAGCTTTTGCAATTTCCCATTGTGTACCAAGCCAAGTGACCATTTCACTGATTTGTGTACTTACCCAGTCGTATGCTTCCTGAATCGGTTGAATAATATATTGACAGATTGCCGCCCATGCAATTTGTGCACCTGCCTGTATTAACAACCAACCAGCTTCTAAAACGGTAGAAACTGCCGAAATAATTGGATCTAAAACAGTAAGAATTGTATCCCATGTTTCTTGCCATGCTTGCGTTAATGTTCCCCACAATTCAGACGCCGTTTCAACTAAAGAGGACCACCAAGAGGAAGTAGTTTCAACAATGCCAGACCATAAACTACTAAAGAATTCACCTATCGGATCAAAGAAACTATGCATCATTTCTATGAAAGAAGACCATGCTTCAGAAAAGAATTCAACAGTAGAATTCCATGCATCGCTACACGCCTGCTTTACACCCTCCCATAAATCACTAAAAAATTGACCTATCGGATCAAAAAATTCATGCATTACTTCTAAAAATGAAGACCATGCTTCACTACAGGATTGGGATATCCCGTCCCAAAGCTCTACTAAGTACTCTTTAATAGAATCCCATGCTTCTATTGTCCAATTTTTAATATCATCCCAGTTTTTATAAATAGCCACTCCTAGAGCAACTATAGCAGCTATGATAATAGGAACAATAGCAACTATACCTAGTGCCGCGGCGGCCCCAATTTCAAATACCCCCATGACCGATACAACAATTGGTGCAATAGCCATAAGTGCCCCTGAAATTACTCCAATAGCCGTTGCAACTGCTGCTAATGTCGCTGCTAATTCTGGATTATTAGAAATCCAATCAGCAATACTAGCAACAACATCAGCAATCACTCCTAGTATAGGTTCAAGAGCCATTTTTAAATCTTCCATTGCCTTTTGAAACTTAACTGCTGGATTTGCATCCATTTTTTTTATGGATTCATTCAATTTCTCCTGATTCTTTTGGAAGTCTACGGTTTTTTCCGAAGCTCTTATTAAAGTATTAGTTAAATTTTGCCCTTGGTCCTCAAACATAGTGGCTAGAACTTTAACCCCTACTTGATTCTTTTTAACAGGATCTTCTATTCCTTCTATCGCTTTAGCTACTTCTACCATAGCTTTTGAACCATCACTTCCACCTTTAGCGACAGCTGCACCCCATTTTTCTATTTGTTCAGTTGCAATACCAGAACCATCAAGTGCTTCTTTTAAAGCTTTGTCAGCTCCTTGTGCGAATTCATTTAATTGAATCCTACCTTCTTTAAGCCCATCTAAGAGATTATCAATCATTTATATTCAACGTGATGCGCAACGTCACGCCCGTTCTCTTATGAACTGCTATACGTCACCGTATAGATTAGACTATATCTTCAACTACTTGAGTTGCTCCCCGTTTCGAGTGTCATTTGCTTACACCCTATGTCTTCCGACTAGTCGTTGCACGTTCCTTAATAAAAAGGCTTCGCTCAGTATTGTCTCATTTGAGAGTTTCACTGAATTAAAGGAGTTTTTCATTGTACGTCACCATACAAGGGAACTATAATCTAATTCCAACTACCAGTTTCAACACCAGCTTCCATAATTGCTTGGACTTCTTCAGCTTTAAATCCTGCACGAGTCAACTGACTCCCATATTCGGCAATGATATCTAATTGTTCCGGTGGAAATCCCATTTTTAACAACGCATCTGTCATAGATAGAGCGTGTTCTTGAGATATTCCTAATTCATTACCTATTTCATAGGTTTCTTGAATTAATTCAGTAAAATCAATCCCTTCATAGGATTGAGCTATAACTGCTGCACTTTTTGCCATTGATGCATTTGCTTGGTCACTTATATCTTTATTTAAAGCCCATTGTCTTCTAACACCTTCTAAAGCCGCTGCTCCATCCACACCATATGCCGTAATTCCTCTTACAGCTTCTTCAACTGATTTTTTCGAAGACTCTGGGACCTCAAAAGTAATATCAATCTTTGTCTTTAACTTTGACATATCCATCGCTTGTTCTACTGCGCTTGCAATACCACCACCAGCCGCTATACCACCAATGACGTTTTCGAGTCCTACTTTGAGTCCTTCAAACTTCTTCTCGGTTCTGCCAGCTTCTTGTTGTAAATCTCTTAACTCATTTTGTACTTGTTGTATAGAGTTTCCGGCATCCACAGATCGGAGGGCACGTTGTAATTTTTCAATATCAGCTTCAGTTCCTAATGCTTCACGACCAATAAGACCAATTGCTTGTTCTAACTGTCGACTTGTAGCCGATCCACTTTTAATTGCATTTACAAGACGATTACCTAATGCACTCGCAAAATCATCAACACTTTTTCCTGTAGCACTAAATAAAGTTTCTAATTGTCGTGTTGAACTTGCTACATTTTCTTGTTCGGCTTTCATATTACCGAGCTTGTTTTTCAGACCATCAAGTGACCCTTGTGTAAATTCAATTTCACGCCTAAATGCGCGGTACTGCTCTTCTGAAATTTTCCCATTCTGAAATTGCTCTTGAACCTGTTGCTCCGCTTCTTTTAATTTATCGAGCTTTTGTGTAGTTTTTTCAATTTGTTGTGTAAGCAACTGTTGCTTTTGAGCAAGTGCCTCAACGTTACCAGGATTAAACTTTAATAAACGTTCAACATCTTTTAACTCTTTAGTCAAAGAATCACTTTGCTTATTCACGTCTTTTAAGGCATTTTGTAACGGTTGCGTATTCCCTCCAATTTCAATCGTAATTCCTTTAATTTTTCCTCCTGCCATTATCTCACCCCTTTTTCTTAGAAAGCATTAAAGTCTTCTTGAGTTGCTTTTCGAACTTTTTCTTCTCCTGGATTTTTCATTTCAGCATACTCAGCTATATAATCAAAGCAATCACCAATCGTCATCACTTCTAAGTCCCAATATGTGAGCTTCGCTTCATAACAAAGAGCAAGGAACAATTCAGTGCTTAATTCTTCATCACTGAAAGTCCCTTGCTCCCCATTAATTTTCTTTACTTTTTTTTTGCTCCCATTGTTTTTTGAACCATCTCATTAATTTCCGGCATTATATCGTAAATAGGAAACTCATCAAATCCTTCTAACCAAGTCATCGGGTCTGGAATTTCAGGATCAGCTGTTTTAGCGTATAACCAAACTAAATCGTAACAAACTTCAAAATCTACCTTGTCAAAATCTAAGTTAGAAAAATCAATAGTACCTTCTGTTGCATCTTGCGAAGCGAATGTACCTATAGCGCCTAATTTAAACATATCGGCAAATAAATCCCGTCTAAATTGCGCCTTATATCGCTTGGCTGATGCTGCATTAGCTTTTAATTTGACCTGTTTTCCGTCTATTGTAATTGTCTTTTCCATTTACTTACGCTCCTTTTGGTAATACAGGTACTTTTGTATACACTTTTTTGTACCAATTATTATAAATATCTGTTTTTGATTTAGTAGTAGTTTTCGTTTTAACCATACGTTTTCCATTAATATCAATAGGGCTGGATACAAATTTAAGTTCATTTGTATTTGGCTCCGCTGAATTTGTTTTCGTTTTAGATGCAAGTGTTGGACGACTTGCAGAACAGTTAAACATAACGTGTCGAGTTGCTCGTACATCGCCATCAAATTCAAATAATAATGCAAATGATTTTCCTTTCGCATCCGCTAACTCATTTAACACACCATCTTCTTCGTCTAATTCCTCTCCTAGCGCATCAATTGCAAATTGTTCCGGAATAGTCGCAATAGAAAGCGTTCCATCATACCCTTGGTTATTACTTGCAGCGTAATAAAGCATGTCATCAGCGTAGAATTCAATTAAATCCCCTCGTGGATCAAACGTTAATTCAACCGCACCAGGCAATGGAATTGGTGTATTAAATGTAACTACACCATCTTTAATATTAAAAAGCGCATAATGGACATTCTTTAAACCAAATGCTACTTTATTTTCATTCATTTATATCAACCTCGTTTCATAAAATTTTTGATACATATTTTCAGATTCAATAAAAGTCCCATACGAGTCATAAGGAATCTCGTGATCATCTAGAACTTGTTCTAGCTTGGCTTCCGCTACTACATCTTTCTTAGTTGTATAAAGCTCTATATTTACATCATTTATCTTGTGATACACCTTGTTATCAGCCATTAAATTTGCTGACCCATCCACAAGAAAACAGATATACGGTGGCGCTGGAACTGGATTACCTGGTGTTGCTATGAAATGCGAATAAGCTACAGGATAGCCTGTAGCTTCAAGAATTTTTATAAATTCTCCTAATGTTAATGTCATGATTCAATTGCCCTTTCAATACGTTTTGGCAATTCATCAATTACATACTCTTCAACGGGACGAATATGCACTTTCTCCGGTACTCGGCCACCACTAGCTTTCACATGGCCATTTTCTAAAAGATGCGTTAATTGCCCTTTTGTATTATGGATAACAACTGCTTTACCTACTTTTTTCTTACGCCAACCTTTACGATAACCACCTGTTTTTTTAGGGCTATTTTGTCTTAACTTACTTACAGCAATATCAGCTACATCTTCTTGTGCATTTGTTAACTCTTCTTCCACAACATTTGCATATCTTTGTAATTCTCTAGCAATCTCACTCGCAAAATCATTCATATTAAGTATGCTCCTTTGCGATAATAGTCAATGTTTGATACGTTTCATCATCATTCATTGGTGGTTCGATAATATCAAAGATACGACCTTTCATATTGATTCGCATTTCTTCTGTAATATCAGAAGCATAAGGAATCACAAAGCGATAAACCCGTGTAGCTTGTGAAGCAGAAGCTTCAATGTACTCGGAACCTTTCACCGTTTTTATCATTGACCAGGCTTTCTTTAATTCTTGCCAAGATGTTTGGATTACTTGGTTTAATTCATCTTTTATTATTACAGGTTGTTCAATGCTAATTCGATTTCTAAAATCACCTGTATTCTGTGGTTTTTTATACTGAAAAGGACGCATATTACTCACCGTCCAGTTTAATTTCTTCTAATGCTTTATCAACACCTAAACTATTAATCTGACTTAAAAAATTCTTATCAAAATACTCTAAGGCATCGTTATAGACATAACGAGAGCGTTCAAAGACTAATTCCTTGAACTCCTCGTCAGTATTTATATCGTAATCGCCACAAACTCTCAATAAAGACTGATTAGACGTAGAAAGGGTACGCTTTAGGTTATCGTCTTCCTCATCGCCTAAGTGCATCCTTTCCTTAAACTCTTGCAATATTTCATCTGAAATTGTTGCGTTTCTCATTCACTTCACCCTTTATTTAGATTTTGTTTCTGATGGTGGTGTAAATGAAATTTCTAAATCGTAAATAAGAGCCGCTTTATTATCTTTCGGTTTCCCATTAGCAAATTGTTTAATTGTATAAAGGGTAGCATCTTCGAAAGCTAATGTTTGATCAAATTCTTTTAGCTTGTATCCACCTGCGATTGCAGCAATATATTGTCCTTTTACAAAGAATAATGCTTTACCAACAGGAACTTCCTCACACTCGACAGGTTTAATGTTATAAGGCAATGCCATTACCCATTGGCCTGTTGCGGTCTGGATTGTATTACGTGCTTGTACGCCAATCGCATCAATCGGGTTAACTACCATTACAATTTTATTTAATACTTTTCTGGATTTCCCTTTTGCATCAACAGATAAAGCTTTTACTACTTCATAAAGTTCGCCTGCTACAATTTCCCCTTTATCAGACGGAGCAAATGTTAATTTGCCAGAAGATTTTTTATCAGTAACAGCGCCTGTTTCTGGATTTACATCTTTCATTAAACCAACTGGTTGATGTGCTACAGATCCTCCACCATTAATAAAACCAAATTCTAGACCAACAGAATATGTTTCTACTAAAACAGTTCGAACATAGCGTTCAATCCATTCCGGCCCAAGTTCCTTCATATCATTCGGAATTGCTGCAAATGCAGTTAATTTAAGTTGACCAATTTTTTCTTGTTTGAAGATAGCATCAATTTGCCCACGGATTTCCCCGAATAATTCGCCCCATACATACGCCTTCGTTGCATCAGAGTAAATAAACTTCGTAACTGCTCCTAAATCTTGCAAACCAATTTCAGCTAATAAGGGATGTTCTGTAACTAAATCTTCAAACACACGCTCTTGAGTCGTTACAGGAAGGATTGAGCCATCTGTAAATCCACCTTCTTTAACAACTGCATTGAAGAATTTTGTTTCTGCTGAAGTTAAAACATTTTGACCACGTTGCTGTAAAATTGAACGATCAAGCATATCGTTATTTACTTGTTCACGGACCGTATTTGCTACATCTGTTTGTAGTGCATCAAAGAAACCTTCAAACGCTGACGTTTGTTCTTGTTCTGTACTTTCTGCGTTAGTTAAAGTGTCCGTCAACTTTGCTTTTGCCTTAGTAAATGCTTCAGATTTATTAAATTTAATTACCATTGTGTGTTTCCTCCGTTTTTTTATAATTTTAAAAGGAGCCCTTTAATCCCACTGTTTTTTACAGGTTTAGGATTCGGCTCCTTTGGTTGTTCTTCTATATTGTTTTGTAAATCATTCAGGATTTCATTTTTTAATCCTGATAATGCTGCATTTAAATCTTCTTTTGTAATTCCTTGGCCTTTGTTCATGGTTCCATTTCTAAAGCCATCGATTACTTTCTGCGGAAGCATGGCAGCAGTAGCCGTTGAAGCTGTCATTTTAACTGGATTCTCCATAAACATGATTTCATCCGCGAAATTGTTTTCTAATGCTTGTTGCGGACCCATCCAAGTTTCTTCAGCCATCATGTTAAGTAGTTCTTCTTCTGATTTACCACTTTTAATGACATAGGCATTTACAATTGCTCGATCTGTTATTTTTAACATCTCAGCCGCCTTTTCCATGTCACGATGATCTCCACCATGCCACTTAGCAGCGTTGTGAATCATGATTTTTGCTGTTGGAGAAATTCGAACTTTATCACCTGCCATAGCAATTACAGAAGCTGCACTTGCTGCTAAACCAACAATTTGAACTTCCACATGACCAGGATAATTTTTTAATGCAGTGTAAATTTCCGAACCCTCATCTACATAACCACCAGAACTATTGATTGATACAATTAAATCCTCACTATTTGCATTATCCAGTTGTTTTGTAATCTTACCTGGGCTTGTCGCATCCATTTCAAACCAATCATAAATCCAAGCTTCATCATTCGAAATGATTGGCCCTTTAACGTCAATTTTTACCGTCATTTGTATTCTCACCTCCTTCAGATTCAGTTAGTTTCGTATAGTTTTTCGTAATATGATGTGTATTTAAGTTAGGATCATCAGAAACTTCATATCCTACTTCTAGTCGAATCTCATTCCCTGTAAATGCACTTGAAGAAATGAGTTTATCAATGCTTGTCGCAAGATCAAATATACTTTGATAAGAAACAGCTTTAACTTCAATTTTTTGGCCTGAAAGATACTCTTCTTCTTCAAAAAATTTAACGTTTGCTTCATCAGAAATCTTTTTTAATAATGGTTTCACTGTGAAAAGCATATAATTTTTCGTTTGCTTCTCAACATCAGCCATTTCGCCATATATCAAAGCAGTTGGAATACCAAAAGCCATTGCTACTTGATTTAAGAAGCCATTTGTTACTTTATTAATTTCCTCCACACTTTGCCCGGAATTTGCTCCACCTGACGTTTCAGCATACTTAAAACCTGGTTGTTGTGGAATGATAGCAACGTCTTTTTCTCCAATCGCTTTGTACATGTTATCAATGAATTCTTGAAGCTTCGCTTGATGTTCTTTACTCTTTGCAGCAAGCATGTCCATATCAACTGTTCCGCGAATTTGATTTTTGCGCTTTTGAGAACTTAATATCCTACCGAACAAATCACCATAATCAGTAAACAAACCATCGATAAGAGGTGATAACTTGTCATTCCGATATCTTAAATGAATAACTTCACTTTGCTTAAAACTTTTCTTAAACTGATAATCTTTTACTGTGACATTCGTAAAAGTATCTTCAAACACAGCATATTCATTATGTTCAAAGTCATCAGCAATAAGTAAATCACCATCATCAGCTTGTACAATTAGCGCTTCATTATCAAAAATAAGTTTGTAAATGAAACTCTCCCAAAAGGTACTTGCTGTCATATTCTTATTGGGTCTAACATTTAATCTGTAATAAAGATCATCTTTTTCGAATTCTTCACCATTTTTCACTCTGAATTCGGACTGGCTAATTGTTCTTCCTAAAAAGGATATACATGTATCAATTGCTAATCGCTTCATGTGTACTCTATTTGCTTTTTCAATAAACATTTCCACATCAAACATAAATCCTAATTCACTATTTCTTTTAAACACCGCATCCAGCCATCCAATGATTATCACCCCCTTTATTAGAATTTAATAGCGTCTAACATAAAATCGAATTCATCAACAAGAATGTTATCCGCTTGCCATAATGCATGAATAAAGGCTTGGAATCCATCTGTTTTGCGCTTAAATTCATCTTTTTTCAGATATTCTTTGTTACCGTCTTTTTTGATGTGGACGTAAACATTGTTGGTGTACCAACGCATTAATGGATTATCCCCAAAAATAATACGATTGTTCGCAAATAACGTTTCGACCCTAGGTGCTAATAAAGAATGAATCGCTTTTGGATTACGAATATATAACAATATGAAACCCTCAGCTTCAAGTGCTGTTTTAACAAGATCAAGACGGAAAGTATCAGCTACTATTGTGTTAAATCCGTATATCTCACGCATTTTTACAAACCAATCTACAATGTGAGAGATATTAATAACTGGTTCATCCACAATAGTTAGTAAACCATTTTCAGCCCATTCATATATAGGTGCTTTTAATTTCACTTTGTCCAAGAATCCTTTACGTACAAATGAATGACCTTTCCATATATAATCTTCACCATGTTTAAATAGTAAACCGACCGCAGCAAAGTCTTTGATGCTGGCGAAGTCGAGTCCACCTACAGCTACTTTGTGCTTTAAATCTGGAACTTCTCTCAGTGTTTCTCCATCTTCTTCAAAACCAGTACGCATGATTTCTTCCCATGAAGCTACAGACTTTGTTAAGTCTACTTCCGGTATATTCATCCTCTTAGTCATGAAATTTTCTCTATTAGACGGATCGTTTTCTAGATTTTTATACTGACGCATGACTTTCTTAAACAATCCTCTAGCGTATTGACTCATTGGCTTACTAAACATCGGATTTGCTTTTTCCCACATATCAGGATTATCTACTTCTTCAGCGTTATCAAGCTTACAAATAAAAGGAAACAATCTATCTTCTTTTTCTTTCCCTTTCAGGATATTCATAGCTCGCTCTTTCATTTTGTCAAGATAACCCTCACGAACAAATCCATCTGTGGTAATAAAAAATTCCCTAGAGTTAGGAACTTTACCTAAACCGCTAGAGAACACTTCTACAACATCGCTATTTTCATATCTATGTATCTCATCGTAAATAACACACCCGTCCCTTAACGAGTCTTTACTCCCTGCATTAGACGTATGAAATTCAAAAGTCGAACGAGTAGCTTTATTTGTTATCAATTGTTTTGTTGATACAAATAACTCGTCTAATATTTCATGTTTTTTATTCTTTTCATAAACATCTATAAAAGAAGTTTTAGCCTGTCTTTCTGTATTAGCAACTACTGATACGTTGTAATGCTCAATACCGTGCAATTCGCTAATAAAGAAGTGTGTCAATGCACTAATCAATCCGTTTTTACCAGCACCCCTTGCCATCATCCAGAAGTGTTGATCAAAATAAACATCCTCATATTCATCAAACAAAAACACAAATGCTATTAAAAATTTCTGAAAGGAATTTAATTTGAAATGCCACTTTTCTATGAAAGTTACACATTTATGAATTAAATCCACATCAAAATGTAAATCATTACGGGTTAATATATCTTGCTTTAAATAATTTATAAGCATGATACGTTCTTTATTTAATACCACTGTTCCTATTTCATATAGTTCTATATATTCACTTACATACTTATGAACAATCATATTAAATCACTTGCCGAATATTTCTTAATTTCTTTTTTATTATTTCCTTCTGGCAACAAATCCGTTAGTTGTTTAATGACCCTTTGATATGATTGATCACGGGTATTATATAACCGGGCAACAGGTCGTTCTCTTTCATACGGCTCTGTTTTATCAGATTGTGAGAACATTTCATAGTCACCATTCTCAGATATATCCATCCACATCTCATTTAATAAAACTCGTAATCTTGCTGCCTGAATAATTAATCCTTCAACCACTTTTAACTTACTAGGTGGGATGTCTTTAAATAATCTTTTCAAACGATTTTTTTCTTTGTTAACTAGCACCTCACGCTCATCAATATCCGTCATAATATCACCTCGATTCAATCATATTTTCATACTGGGTAGGGGTCCTATACGAAACAACTTAAAAATCTGGAAAAACGACCCCCTCCTCCGGTGCCCCTTAGACGAAAAAAAGCCCAATTCTTGAACCGGGGGGTATTACCGAGTCATTTTTACCACTTTTCATCCTGTTCCCATTTGTTGATTTTCTTTTTGAATGTTCTACCGTGCTCTTTATTGTGGCAATCCACACAGACTGTTTCGAGATTATCCATTTCTAATGCTAGCTCTGGATGATGTTCTAGTTCTTTTATATGATGGACAACGAGTTGAATCTTTTTACGCTTTGCACTCTTACTGTATTCATTGGTGTCTGTTTGAACGCGACCATTCCGTTTACATTCCTGACACTCATAATTGTCTCGCTTCTTTACTTGCTCACGTATACTCTTCCACTCACCACTGTCATAGAACTTACGCTTATGTTGTTTGGTCTTGTATTCATTCACTATCCTTTATCCCTCCAAAATAAAAAGCACTCCATAAGGAATGCTTTAGTGCATTATTGATATTTCGATTTGTTAGCTTTTAATTCAGATTCGATTTCTTCATAACTCTTACCTAACAGAAGTAAAACAGAAATCGTCTTTTCAACTTTTACTACTTTTCTTAAATCTTCAGTAGTAAATGAATCTCTTAGTGGTTCTCTCTTTTCGAGTTCGTACATTGCCTTTAATTCATTTGCAGTCATATCAAACAACGTATTGTACACTAGGTTAGTAAACGCAGCATACTGAATTCCATTTTTTAATGCACCATTATAAAACTCTTGAATTGCATCAGTAAGTTGTCTTCTATCACGTTTACTGATTTCACGTTCAACAGCCCAACGTTTTTGTTCGTCGTCTGATACTTCTTCGATATTAAGTAAATAGTTACGTACTGCTTTTGCAACTTCTGATTCTGTCAGAAGCATACCAATCCGTAATAAGCCTCTTCTATTAATTAAAGTTAATGAAGGTGCTAATTCGAGGTCAGGTTCAAGTTGAACCTGACCTTTAAACTCTCTTAATAACTTACCTTTTAATACCCTCAATTCTCCGTATTCGTTAAACTCATCCCGATTACGTTTAATTACGGTTTTAATTGTTTCAATAGAAACTTCGTAATATTCTGCAGCCATTTGGATGGTTAACTCGAAGTCCCCAGTTAGAAAAGCAACTCCTTTAACCTTTTCTAACACTTCTTCACGATAAACGTGTTGGTCTCGCATGGTGCGGCTTTCAATAAGTACAAGCATATTATCCTGAGTAAATTCAGCTTCTAATTGTTTGTTTTTAGCCATTTGTACTCGCTCCCTTCTATCTAAATTATCTAATATAAGGAAGTTCTTTCATAGCACTATTAATCGACATATTCCTACAAAAAGAGCAACCGTGCACCAGTTGCCCTTTCGTCAAAATTTTATGTTATTACTATACATCCGGTAAATGAAGTTTTATTCTTCTTCCAACCACCTAATTTTGTTTGTATTTAATTATCACAACAATATTAAGTAACTGGAAGAAGAGCAAAAGCTCTCCTTAATAACGATATCATTCAACCACTACCATCTGCTGGTTTCGGATTTTATGTGCCGTCATTACGAACCGTTTAGAAATTTAGAAACAATATAGTGAGTCGTGTTTTCCGCCACTTCTCACAATACAAATATATCACGCTGATTCCAAAACAACCGGCACATTTCCTGCCAAAAAGCGGTCACGACTCTGCCACTATTTTTATATATTTTATCCTTCAATTACTCCTAATAATTTTCTAAACTCTAATTCTAGAGCTTCTCGCAATCTTGGAATTTCATCTAAAATACTATCAACTATCTTTCTTTCTCTGTTTTCCTGATCTAGCATAAACTCTTCAGATTCCTCTCGATTATCATCGAGCGTAAATCTTAAATACAACGTTGCTTGTTGTATATGTATATTTACTTTATCAATCAAATCGCAGATTTCTTCTGAGAAATAGATTCGGTTAACTTTATGGTCTTCATGCAATTCAGCAGATTCTTCCTCAACCTTATTGACCAACTCTAGCATACGCGTTTTATCAATTGATTTATCAATTGATCGTTCAATCATGCCCATTGGTCCTAATAACTCATAAGTATTAAGTTGTAATGTAATTAGTTTGCTATACAATTTTTTGATAGTCTCTGCTCTTTCTTCATGTAATTTACTAAATGTAATATTGTGTTTATTATTCATTCTCTGTAGTTCTGCTTTATATTGCTCTGTCTGCTGATTTAGTATTAATTTATAATGCTCTGTTTGTTGATTCAATATTGATTTATGTAACTCGGTTTCTTTGTTTAACATATGTGTAAATACTGTTTTAAAAAGATAGCCCACGATTCCTGTTATGGTTGCAGTTCCCAAAGTAAATATGCTTAAACTACCAATCCACCTTAAACCTTCTACTAGCCACGACCAATCCATTTTCCACACTCCAGTTTCATTGCATTAATTATATATAATATTAAACCAAATTTAATTATTTTCACATCCCCACTTACCCATATCTTATATTTTGTGTAACTGCCCCTGTGGCTGAATCCCTTGATATTCATAGCTTTATACCACTTTCCCTTTTGAGTTACACAATGCATAAAAAATGGGTAATTATTAAAATCAAAAAATAAAAAGGATATTGCTATATTTTAAATCTTGTCATAGCTTTATCCATTGCATCTTGGTTTACACCAATATACCTTAATGTAACTTTCTCTGATGAATGATTGAATATCTCCATTAGTAAAGCAATATTCTTTGTTTGCATGTACATATGGTAACCGAATGTTTTTCGTAATGTATGAGTGCCTATTTCCTTCAATCCAAACTCTTCTGCTGTACATCTGAGTATTTTATAAGCCATGCTGCGTCCGATTGGTCTATTAACACCTTCACGACTCTTAATTACATACTCACTATCATGCCGTTCTTCAATGTACCAACGTAATTCTCTCTTTAACGCTGGAGTTAATTGGATACGTTTCTGTTTTCCTGTCTTTTTTTCTCTCATTGAGATATGGCTACCTTTCAAATCACCTATCTTCAATTTAAGAATATCGCTAATACGTAATCCCGTATTAATTCCTATTACAAATAATATATAATTACGTTCACTGTTTTCTTTCAAATATTCTTTAATCTGTTGTATTTTCTCTGGATCTCGGATAGGCTGAACAAAATTCATCGTTCGTTCCCTCCAGTACTCTCTTCTGTTTCATATACCTCTAGTCTAAGAGCAAAAGCTAAGTTGTAAAATGCTCTGGATTTCCAACGTCGATAAGTACGTTCTGCCATTCCAACCTCGTTATAAACCATATAATCACATACATCTTCTTCCTCTAAATAACGCTTATTAATAATATCCCTCTGAATTTTTCCCGCTCGACCATTACCTAAACGACTTAAAAACTGATCAACACGGAATGACATATTTTTAAGATACTCTTCACGTTCCCTGCGCTTTATATTTTCTAAAGCTACCTTTTCTAATGGATTTCCTACCATATTTGTAGGACCATGATATCTCACTTCATATGAAGGAGTTACTTTCATTTCTTCTCGAACCATTCCAAATTGTTTATAAATGCGTATTTCTTCCAGAAGACTTTCTAATTTCGACTGGGTAGCCGGACGATTTATCTTAGATAAGAAAGTTAATTGATTCATATAAACGCTCCTTGTCTATTTTACAAATAAAATACAAAAAGCGGACACCAAACTACAGAGCAATATCAAAAATGCTCTTTTTAGTTTAGTGTCCGCTGGTTCTTCCAGTAGGACTAAATTTGTAAGTGATATTATTATATCATTTTCTTATGTTTTTTACTCTCTCATATCCATAAAATCATTTCCAACTATATTTAAAATTCAATATTTTTCCGGAGTGAAAATTTCAATCAAACTTAAACAAATCTCTATCAGAATAATAGGTAATAAAAAGAATTGGATCAACGTTATTTCATTAGGCCAATCGAAAAAGATTTTATTCGCTTCAGGATTATATTGGAACAATAAAGTAGATGCAAATAACATTAAACTAAAAGCCACTTTAAATACCAAAAACATTTTTTTGACTATTAATGCTTTTCTCCCCCAAACAAGGCCCATACCTATACATATTATAAAGTAAAAACCAATTATTGAAAAAAAGCCTTTTAACACTGGCCATCCAATTTCTATTGATACCTTAAAAACTTCTACATTCACTACAAGCAACCTCCATATAAAATAACATTTGTATAATTGTATATTATATTTAAATAATTATCAATTTTTAAGAATGATTGTTTTCAATTCATTCTCTTCTTTTTAACGAAAGATTATTTTGTTCAAAATTAATTCCCCTTAAATAAAGAAATTCTATATAATGTAATTAACAACTATAAGGAGATGTAGTAATTGTTAAAATTCTTATACATAATAATTTTTCTTTATATTATATTTTTAATTTTTTATTTAATATTCGATTATATAAAAAAGGAGAAACTTAAAAAAATTTATATAGAAGAACTTCGCCAATCAAGTATTTATGAGATTGATCGTATGAATGGACGACAATTTGAAGAATACTTGAGTTACTTATACGAATTCTTCGGATACCAAACAGAAGTTACAAAAGGATCTGGTGACTTTGGAGCTGATTTAATCCTAAAAGATAATAACGAAACAATCATTGTGCAAGCAAAACGTTATAGTAATAAAGTTAGCCTCCAAGCTGTTCAAGAAATCGTTGCAGCAAAAAAATACTATAATGCTAACCATGCATGGGTTGTAACTAATAATTATTTCACAGCACCAGCACGTAAATTAGCTGATGCTAATGAAGTTTTACTTGTAGATCGTGATTTACTGGTAAAATTAAGTGCACAAATGAATCGTCAAACTAATCAGCAACCAATAGACTTAGAACAGAGCAGCTATTAAAAGCTGACTGTTCTTTTTCTTTAAAATGAAGTTTTTATGCTAATTTCTTTCGTCCCTCACAATCCAATTCAATTTCATAAGTACATGGTCCAAAATGCCTATTTGTTTATTAACACCCTCTCTATATTCCTCGCTATGGATTCTTGAAAGACCATTTCGGATCCGTTTTAACCCTGATTTTCTACGTTCTAAATCAGTAATAAGCTGATTAACTTCTTCAAATTTCAATCTGCACATCCTTTTCTAAAAAGTGGAGTTTTTGTTATACTCCCTCTCAAAACCTACAATATGTTAATATATACATAGATTAACAACATTTATCATTTAGACATTTAAGGAAGGATGATAAAATGGTTATTTTTCAATGGTTAGAATCATGGTTATCTAGTGACATTCTTCATTTTAATTTATTTGTAGGTATAACAACCCTTCTTACTCTAGCATCTTTCATCTTATTCTCTATAATATTTAAGAAAATAGGTACCAACGACATAGAAAGGCTTAGAATCAAACTCCAAATCTCTTATACAATGTGTACTTCACTACTTGTCTTATTAGCCCTCTTTATTCTGTGGATGCCTACAAATACTATCTATTTCAGACAGTATCTCATCATGATAATCTCCATCTCACTTCTTTTGGGATCAATATCTGGCCTGTACAATTATAGAAAAGAAGCACTCACACAGAGTTAAACTCTTTTTTAGAACTCGTTGCAGTTAGCGGGTTCTTTTTTTTATAAAATAGCGTTTTTGTTTAGTTTCACTCTAAAAGTAAAATTTTCATTTTTTCATTCAACCAAGTTCATAACATATTCTTTTCCCTCGATAAAATAATGATTAGGTGTCCCATGCGCATTTTATCCACTGGAAATAATACCTTTCACGTACTTACGTATTAGAAACTTCATTTCCGCTTCTTCTGCAATAGCAATTTTGTTCACTTTTTTGATACATTTATGAAACATTCACATGTTATCTTCAATATGTTCTATTCTTTTTGAAAAACCATGTGAGAATACCAAAACAAGAAGTCCTAGAGCCCTAACTCTAGGGCTTCTTGTTTTCAAATAAGGATTTTGTTTAAAATTCATTAACCTTATTGATTCCTTTGCATACAGTATTATCACAAGGAATTCCACAGGTGGCTCTGGTCCAGTTACCTTGAATTTCTTGCACACCTTGTGGGAAGAATCCGTTTATAACAAACGGGTTCTTTTATTTTGGGTTATAAAATAACTATTTTGTTATAAAGTCACTGCTTCTGCTGTAGGTTTACTTTTCTCTAATTGTTCAATTGCCATTTGCAATCCTAACCAGTAACCAATTAAACGACGTGGCAACCTTTTACCGAAATTCCAAATGTCTTCCAACGTGTCAGAATCTAATGAGCTGCTATGATAAACGTCACTTAACCAAAAATGGTAACCTTCCATAGATGAACTCTCATCAATTGCTGAAATAATACGATCATATACTTCCTGTCCGTCTTCTCTTGTTTCGTTTATATCGTATTCCTTCCAATATTCATCAAGTTCCCTTTTTGCCTTTTCTTCATCAAAATCCCAACGTTCTTCACGAAAAGCTGTTAACTTTTCAGTGAAATACCCTAAATTGAATCCTTTAACATTTTCTAATGTTGCTAGACATGTAAGGTTATACACCGCTTCCCCAATATCACCTGAAATAAATACGTTATATCCTGCAAGAACAAATTTAGTACGATACATATTTGTTCCAGGCTTGCCCCAATAAATAACCTGCAATCCTTCTTCACCTTGAATTTCAGCTACATGATCTCCAAACCAATTCTCTCTAATATCTTTAGCTGCTTTTTCAACATGTTCCATTTTCTATTTCCCCCTTTTGTATTCAAATAACGCTTTTGTTAAGATTTGAATCCTTCTACACAAATATCACCTTTAACATGTACTCCATATTTATCTTCAATTTCTTTTTTAATTAATTCATTAGAATCCTTTATGCTAATATCACGAGGATGAATGCTCTTCACATCAAGTTCTACACTAAAAGTAGTTGTTACTGTTCCATAAACTTTCATTTTTATTCTCCCTTTCTTCTAATTGCGACTCCATTTGAAAGTTGGGTCTATTTCTTTTCCTTTAATAGCTTCCTGTCTAGCAAACGTAATAGTATGATTCTTTTGCCCTTTGTAGTTCCACTTTGCATGCTTCTTATCCAATCGACAAAATATCATTTGCCGATTATGTGTATGTCTCATTACGTCCCTCCGTTTTTATACAAAATTCAAATTTGATTATAATAACTGTGTTTTTCGTTCTTCCATACGAATTACTTTTCCACTTTGATATACAAATGATTGTTCACCAAATCCACTTTGAGGCGGTTCTATTAGTTGGACCTGACCATTTTTAACGATATATATTCCGTTTATTTTCAAATCTATTTCAGCTGTCATTTTAATAAGATTTTCTTTTCTAATTCCCACCAAGATCACTCCCATATGTTATAATTACTTTGTCGAAGTAAGTTGAGAGTGATCTCAGCTTTTTTTATTTGTCTACAAATATCGCACAACGTTTTCTGGAACAAATGATTGTTCGAGTGACAGATGGAGCCGAATCGGAATCGGTTCTTTTTCATCTCTTGCTCGCTTACACAGTTCTTCAGCTTCTTCCCAAACAAATTGTTTATCCTCCGCTCGTTTGTAACGCCAAATTCCAATTGTGTAATCTTCAAACAACTCATAACGTTCATCAGGCGCTGTCGTTGCTTTTAATTCATCAATCGCTTTGGCTTGGCGTGGTATTTGCACAACCACATCTGCATACCGTAATTTTGAATTCAAACGGTGAATATGAGCTTTCTTAGGATCAAATGATACAACTGGCTCCACGTCAAAAATTGTTAATTGCTTTGGCATTGTTTTTCCCCTCCAATACCTGCAAACTTGCTATTAGAATCCCTTCAAGTTGCATTAACGTTAATCGATCTAATGTTTGTCCATTAATTTCAGCTAATCCTAAACCCAATAATTTACGAATGATTATTAGTTTTCTACGTTCTACTTCCTGACGTAACAACATGATTAAGCCTCCTGTTGATGATTGAACTTTCTCTCTAAATTTACAAACTTACTAAATTCTTTAATGAATGCTAGTTCAACAACACCAACTGGACCGTTCCTTTGTTTCGCTAAAATAATTTCCGTTATGTTTTTATTTTCTGTCTCGCGGTCATAGTAATCTTCACGGTATAAGAATGCGATTAAATCCGCATCTTGCTCAATTTGACCATTCTCACGTAAATCTGATAGCAACGGTCTCTTATCTTGCCTACTTTCTACCGCACGACTTAACTGCGATAATGCAACTACACATACATTTAATTCTCTTGCCATCAGTTTTAACTTACGACTAATCTCACCTATTTCTTGCATGCGATTCCCTCTATGCTTTGGATCCCCTACAATAAGCTGCAAGTAATCAATTGCGATTAAAACCTTTTTATCAGGGTACTTACGCTTTAGTTTCCTAGTTTTAGCGTATATCTCTTGCATTGTTACATTTGCTTTATCATAAATTTCTAATGGCAAATCATTAATCAATCCCATCGCTTGACTAATTTTTTCCCAATCCTTTAAATTACATAGCTTCTTAGGAATCTTTAATTTCGTAGCATCTATATTTCCAGTACTTGAAATCATCCTCTTAAGTAGCTGCTCCTCTCCCATCTCGAGCGAGAAGATTCCTGTTGCTGTATGAGCACTTGCTGCATGAAAAGCAACGTTTAATACAAATGCTGTTTTTCCCATTGAAGGACGGGCACCAACAATGATTAAATCACCTTCTTGCAACCCTGCTGTCATTCTGTTCAAGTCGTCATAACCAGTTGGAATACCGGTTAAATCCCCTACATCAATTTGCATTTTTTTATACAGATCAACAAGCGTATCTTTCAAGTTAAATTCATCTGAGTAACCCGTTTCTTCAATGGTGCTTAATTCATCAATTGATGTACTAATAGCACTCATATCTCTATCTTGCTGAAGGCGGTTATATAAGTTACCAGCAACCTCTTGAGCATGTCGCATTTTCCAAGCTTCAATAACTAAGCCTTCGTGATACGAAAAGTTTTTAGTAGTCGTAACAACTTCTGTTAAGTTTACAAAGAATTCAATTCCGCCAATTTGATGCATAAAGCTTTCATCGAATTTTCCAATGAGAGCAACAAGATCTATCGAAACCTCAGCATCCTCTAATTCTCTCATCGCCTTAAAAATCACTTGGTGTGTTGGTGAAGAGAACTGTTTTACCTTTAGCTGACAATCTTTAATTAAATCGCCTTCTTGGATTATGCTACCTAAAACACTTTGCTCAGCTTCTACATTACGAATCATATCGTTACTCATTTGGCCAACCACGCATTCTGTTGATTAAGTGCTGCAAGTTCTGCTTCTGTTGGAATGTTCTGCTCCCATGCTTGTTGCTGCTGTATTACGCTTTTAGTAGTTTCCGATAAGCCCTTTTGTTGATAAGGTGCTTGTGTCTGTTGCTGAGCTTTCGTTAATCGCTGAGCACGAAATGCTTTATCAGCAGCCTCAACATCAGTTACTGTTTTGAAGCCTTTAAGATGCCAATCTCTTAAAATCGTATTTACGTAAGACATGTTTCTCGTATTCTTCTCTAAAGCAATCTCCATAGCCTTAATAACTAGCTCTGCATTTAAATCATCTATCCATGCATGAATACCATCTGCAATAAAAGGTGTAATCAGTCCGAAGTTTTGTTCGTAAAAAGAAATTGGATTAACCTCAACAACTTCTTCCGCGCCTGCGCGTTCTTCTTGTTGTTGTTCTTTTTCTTCTTCTTTTTCTTCTTCCTTGCTAGGGTCTTGGAAGCCCCTTATAAGCCCCTCCAAACGGACTGATAAATACTCCTTAATACGAGGGATTTTAAAATCTTGTTCTCGTTCTAATTGCAAACAAGTTTCATAGAAATCAACTAAAAAATCTTGGTCCTTCACAGATTGAATCTCTTTTAAGACACACTTTTCAATGTTTACATTTTTAATTGGATTGAATTTTAACCAGTTGATTAAGAACAGCTCTTTTGTTTTTTTGTTGTAATTAATTTTCCCGTACTCAGCAAAACGTTCTAATAGCTTCATAACAGTTTCACGGTTATATCCTGTATCAGTTTCAATGATACGAAGTGGAAGCTCATAGATTCCTGATTGAGACGTCTTACTGTTTGTCATCAAATATAAGTAGAAATACTTCTCCTCCGGTGTAAGATCTAAAACAAATGAATCCTGCCAAAATGAAACGTGTACTGGTCTATAAACTGCCATATTATTCATCCTCCCGTTTACATATCGCGAATCCGTCCTCTACACGTAATAAGCGATAATTCTTGTATCCTATTTTGAGATATTGTTTTACTAAGTAAATTAGGTGTTGCTCTGATGTTGCTTGTTGAAACACTTTAGGGTTCAGCAACACTCTATGTAACGATTTGTCTAATAACATGTAGCACACTCCGTTGTTATACGAATGCTAATTTGATATAATTAATCCCAAGATCTTTTGCAAGACCGTTTGTCTATCACTCTGCCAAGTGATAGATCTTTTTATTTTCTACGTGTTACTAACGAAGCGTTAACTCCTCTTGCTCTTAAATCTTTAATCACTACACGATAACTCATCGATGCCTCATGTTCCTCTTTTGTATCACGAAGCATTTTAAATTCCCTTATACATCGCTCTAGCTCTTCTTCCCAGTGATTTGATTCTTCAGTTGATTCTGCATTAAACATGTTATGAATACATTCACTCATACAGTTACGAAGTTTATTCGCAAATGAAAAATCTCCAGGAAGAACAAGATCATGAAGACGATTGTTTTTATCGTTCATGAATTACATCTCCTTTCTATTTAAATTAATGCTGTACGCATCGTTACAACCAGAAAGGAACATTGTAGAGGTATGGGAGGAAAAATCCCTTTCTGGTCATAACGACAAGCACAGTGGCTTGTCCAAATGATTTATATAATGTTATAATTGCTTTACGATATTTTTCAGAGCTACTGTTGTCTAGGCGGTAGCTTTTTCTTTTGCCCATTTATGTTTCAAAATAAATGATGCTTCTATAATTTTGATTCGAATCCCCAACAATTTCTTCTCTTGCTTTAATTCAACTGTTTTTACATCCTCATTAAGTAATTCTGCTATTTTTATTTCACCAGTTAGCTTTGCGTCATATCGAATTAATTTCTTATATTCTTTTAAGCTAGGTTTCTTATAATCTACTGTCATTTTCTTTCCTCCTCTACAGCACCCTTGTTAAATTCATTAAGCTATCCACCGATTGAATAATAACGTTTTCCGCCATAGCCTTTTGCAACCAACTTCTTTGTATTTGTTCCATAATGCCAAAATGAACTTGCTCAAGAGCTTGTACTACACATTGAGTAGCTTGGATTGTATCGAAGATTTCTTTTGCATGAACTGCGTATTCATGTTTCTTTTTTTCATCATGCTTCCATGACCTTGTTGTAACTTGTAAGTTCATGATTTCCTTTGCTGCCGCAATTCCCTCTTCTGCTTGCTTAATGTAGTTCATCAATTGTAGATTTACATCTTGAGTTAAGCGTGGATCTGTAGGCGGTAACCCAACACCATAAATATGTTTAATCGCTTGTTGATTTAACTTTGCTCCTGTTGCATGGCACCAATCCATAGCAAGTTCAAATTCTGGTTTAGAAAGTCCAGATTCAATACGGGTTAATCTTTCATGTGTAATACCAAGGTACTTAGATAGCCCTTTCTTCGTTTTCAGCTGAACATTGTCACAACATTCTCTAGCATTCTGTAATAATTCCCCTATTGCTGAATTGCAGTATATGCTTGTTCCCATATCTGTTCGCCTCCATATTTAGTTTTCAAATGGTTACAATGAACTTAGTACATATGTAACTTGTCTACTTTTCGTATAAAAAGAGAGGAACTATTCCTCAACATTTTCTTTTACTTGTATCTCTTTGATGATGGCCCAACCAGCCTTGTAATATGCTTGACGGATTTTATCGATATCCTTTTGTGATTTCGGCTCAGGAGCCACAACATGGACTTTCGTTTTTCCAAATTCATAAGTCGCCGCATATTCTTCTTGTTGGCTCATGGTGTCACCTCTTGAAGTGCTTTTTATATGTTTATGCGACGGTTCTGTTGGTACTGCCATGTTAGTTGATGGCATTTTCTCACCCGCTTTCCATCCATTAAGTATAAGATTCTTGTACCCTTGTACATCAAATTAAATCCTTTACATCACTACCAAGAATAGTGGCTAACCTAATGGCCTTTTCAAGATTTGGATTACTATAACCATTTTCCCAATTACTTATTGTAGATTTTGTAACTTTCATTCTTTTTGCAAGATCTTGTTGCGTTAAATTGCTTTTTTTCCTAGCTCTAATTAATTTGATATTTTTGTTCACTGTCTCGCTCCTTGTATAAGTATTTTGTACTTTCATTATATGTATAAGATTCTTGTACGTCAATACATTTGTACAATTATCTTGTACAAAGTTTTACAATCCATCTTTATAAGGTACAATATCTTTGTACTTTTTATTAACGGGAGGTGCTAAAAATGTTGAGACAAAGATTAAAAGAGATGCGTAAAACGCGTAAGCTCACTCAGCAAGGATTAGCCGATAAAGTAAATACCACTAAAGGCACCATTAGTAACTATGAGAATGGTCATAGCACTCCCTCAAACGAAATGCTAAAAGATTTAGCGAATGTTTTAGGAGTAACAACAGATTATTTATTAGGAAGAGAAGATGAATCAAGAGTGTCTAATGCACTTCCTGATTTAAACAAAAAAGATACTCGTGATATCGCTCGTGACTTAGAAAAGACTTTAAAAGACTTAGAAAATAGCGAAGATGCTTTAATGTTTGACGGAGAACCAATAGACGAACACACAAAAGAAATGATTCGTATTTCTCTAGAAAACTCTATGCGTATGGCAAAACAATTAGCAAAACAAAAATTCACTCCAAACAAGTACAAAAAAGATTGAACGGAGCGAGAAATGAAGATTAAAGACTACGTACTGAAAATCGCAAAAAAGCACGGCACAACAAACCCCTTTGAAATTGCTAAACAAAAAGGTATTATAGTGTTGTTTGAAGACCTAGGGAATACTCTTGGTTTTTACAACACTTATAAACGCTTTAAATTCATTCATATTAATAATCAAATTAAAGAAACTACTCAACGATTTGTTTGTGCACATGAATTAGGTCATGCTGTACTTCATCCTAAAGCAAATACTCCCTTCTTGCGTAACCAAACCTTCTTTTCAGTGGATCGCTTAGAAATTGAAGCAAATACATTTGCTGTGGAATTGTTACTTACCGATGAAATGATTTCTGCTTATAAGGATACTCGTTTATCTATTCAAGAAGTTGCGGAGATTTATGGGATTCCTGGAGGATTCGCCTGTTTAAAAACCTATATTTGTTAAGAAAGCAAATGCAATTCTATTAACTTATGGAGGATTAATAATGAAAAAGTACCTAGTACCATTTATAGCGCTCTTTTTATCTATTGGACTAGTTGGTTGTGATACTAACAATCCAGTTAAAGAAAACGAACAACACGCACAAGAAGAAACAGAGAATGCAGAAGAACAACGTCAGGTAGAAGAAAAAGTAAAACAAGAAGAACAACAACGCCAGAAAGCTGAAGTGCAACGCCAAGCGGAAGAAAAAGCGAAGCAAGAACAAGCAACCAAAGCAGAACAACATCAGAATCAAGAAAAACAACTTGAAGAAAACGATTCTAGTAATCAATCAGCACCAAAAATAGAAGAGTCCGAAATGGAGCGATTCAAGGAGGAGCAAATAAGGAAAATTCAAGCCGCTGATCCAAAGGAAAAAGAGGAAGCTTTTGATAGGGCTGCAGCCTCTCGCCGTGAACGATTCGAGAGACAAGAAATTGAAAAAATGGATTGCAATACAGCACGTTCTGCGTTATCTCAATTAGAAGAAATGGATAACGATCCGATTGCAAAGAAACAGGCAGTTTATTTTTACGATAAAGTAGCAAGGTGCAACAAATCAGGTAATTAAACAACTTGAAAAAAGGTGCTTAGATTTTTTCAATAAAATTAGTGGGCTTATGTTGGATAGAAAGCGAAATAAATAACAGCGACATTATAAAAAATTAGAAACGGACGGATTAAGTCATCTCAATCTAATGCATGTTCATGCCATCATTGATGATAGGCCTATCCTATATGAAAAAAGTAAAGCAATTGTAGAAGAATTTTTATCGTAATCTAAAGTTTGCATTAGAATGTGTCCTATTACACTCAAAAGCTATTACTCCATTTTTAAGAAGTAAAACCTTGTTTTCTCTAGATTGATTAGAGATTGAAGCAAATACATTTGCTGTGGAGTTATTACTAACTGATGAAATGGTTTCTGCTTATAAAGATACTCGTTTAACTATTCAAGAAGTTGCAGAGATTTATGAGATTCCGGGTGGATTTGCTCGTTTAAAAATGTGTAAAGGTTATTACAAGAAAAATTAAATGAAAGAAGGAAATACAATTTGAATTTACCAATTGAAACTCTTATAAAATCAGCCGCTGGAATAGCGGCACTTGGAACAGCGGTTCTTGCCTTGATTACTTATATATTTAATAAAAACCTTAAAATCACAACCATTAATGAAATTGACCAACTATTTTTAGAAAAAATACAACAAAAAAACCTACAAATATGGCGTTTTATTATGGGGGACATACTATTTGTTATTTTCAATATTTCTGTTACATTGCTACTGTATCTTGCTCTTGAAACTATTCATTTAAATAATGAATGGATTGGTATTATTGGTATTATTGCTTTTTTACTACTAATAATATGGGGATTTTTCTTAATTAAAATTCTTGTATCTGCTTTACGGGCTTCGGAATCGAAAAAAATCGATAAAACAAAATTCGATAATATATTTATGTTCACAGTAGTTAGTGGGATTTTCGTACATAGTATTTTATTTAGCTATTCTTTTTATATAGACCCTAGTATTAAAACTATAATCTCAACATTTTCCTTCTTAATTATGCTGTTCCCTTTATATACTATAATAATTAATAAACACAAAATCAAAGTACAACATGAATACTCTGTATCACTAGTAAGTGAAGCGAAAATTAAAACTGAGAAATTAAAACATGGATATATAATCGATAATAAAAGAACTGTTTACTTCTCAGAGTTCTATAAAGATAATGATGTATTCTTTATATGTGATTTCAATTCGAAAGTATTTTTGAAATACAAAAAAATCGTAAACGAAAACAAAATTGAGGATGATACGGATACTGTAACGGTACATTCAAATTAGTCTAACAAAAATAGTTTCTTACAGCCCCTTTTGAGGGCTTTTCTTCTAACATAAAAAAGAACATATATTCTTATCCAAAAAGAATAATTCTATATTTATTATTAGAGTTTATAATAGCTATTAAAGGGAGGGGAATTCCTATGAAAACCGCAATCTACCTACGTAAATCCCGCGCCGATTTAGAAGCCGAAGCAAGAGGCGAAGGCGAAACATTAGCAAAGCACCGCACTACCCTGCTGAAAATTGCCAAGGAAATGAACTTAAATGTTTTAGCTGTTCGTGAGGAAATCGTTTCTGGTGAGAGTTTAGTGAAACGACCTGAAATGTTAGCATTACTTGAAGAAATTGAAGATAACAAATATGATATTGTTCTTTGTATGGATATGGACCGTTTAGGTCGTGGCGGTATGAAAGAGCAAGGAATCATTTTAGAGACGTTTAAACGCTCGAATACGAAGATTATGACGCCTAGGAAGACTTATGACCTTAATGATGAATGGGACGAAGAATACAGCGAATTTGAAGCTTTTATGGCACGTAAGGAGTTAAAGATTATTACACGACGTATGCAACGAGGTCGTGTCGCCAGTGTAGAGGCTGGGAATTATCTTGGTACACATGCGCCATTCGGATATGATATCCATCGCTTAAATAAGCGAGAACGTACTTTAACGATTAATCCAGAAGAAGCTTCAGTTGTAAGAATGATATTTGATTGGTATGCAAATGAGGATATGGGTGCTAACGCAATCCGAAGCAAGTTAAATGATTTTGGTTACAAAAGTAAGTTAGGGAATGAATGGAACCCCTACAGCATCTTGGATATATTAAAAAACAATGTGTACATCGGAAAAGTAACGTGGCAAAAGCGAAAAGAAGTAAAACGTCCTGACGCTGTGAAACGTAGTTGTGCAAGACAAGATAAATCAGATTGGATTATTGCTGATGGCAAACATGAGCCTATTATACCCGAAAGCTTATTTGAGCAAGTACAAGAAAAATTAAACTCAAGATATCACATTCCCTACAATACGAACGGAATAAAGAATCCATTGGCTGGTATTATTAAATGCGCTAAATGTGGTTACAGTATGGTACAACGTTATCCAAAGAATCGAAAAGAAACGATGGATTGTAAACACCGTGGCTGTGAAAACAAATCAAGTTATACAGAATTAATTGAGAAGCGTTTACTCGAGGCATTAAAAGAATGGTACATCAATTATAAAGCTGATTTTGAAAAACATAAGCAAGATGACAAATTAAAAGAAACACAAGTTATTCAAATGAATGAAGCTGCATTACGCAAGCTTGAAAAAGAATTAGTGGATGTCCAAAAACAAAAAAATAATTTACATGATTTATTAGAACGTGGCGTTTACACAGTCGATATGTTTTTAGAACGCTCGAATGTAGTTTCTGACCGTATAACTGAAATTACTTCCACTATGGAAAACTTAAAGAAAGCAATTAAAACCGAAATTAAGAAGGAAAAAGTCAAGAAAGATACAATACCTCAAGTGGAGCATGTTCTTGATCTGTACTTTAAAACAGATGATCCCAAAAAGAAAAACAGCCTCCTAAAGTCTGTTTTAGAAAAGGCTGTTTATAAAAAGGAAAAGTGGCAAAGGCTCGATGATTTCGAACTTGTGCTTTACCCTAAGCTCCCTCAAGATGGCGACATATAA